TTACAGTTACTAATAATGAAATATTTTACACAATTGGTAATAATATTTACGATTCATCAATGATAATTCACATCATTAATAATAGCTATGATGGCATACACGGACTTTCAACAATATCATATGCCAGTGAGACTTTAAATATGAGCTGGGCAGAAAATACGCACAGTGCAAACTTCTATAAAAACGGTGGTATTGCCGGAATACTTGCACCTATTGCTGGTGTTCAAATGAATGATACCAAAGCCAAAGCAGCCAAAACAGCATGGCAAAATCAATCTACAATTGATGGCAGCAATTCAATTATTGTTTTAGATTCTGGCTTACAGTACCAGCCAATTACCGTTAGCAATAAAGACGCTATGGTAATTGAGAGTAAACAATTAACTGTAAAAGATATTGCACGTTTTTTTGGTGTACCGTCTTCACTCTTATTTATTGATAGTAAATATAGTACAAGTGAACAAGAAAGTATAGCTTATCTAAATTCGCTAAATCCACTGATTGAAAAAATAGAGAATGAATTTTTTAGGAAACTTTATTTGCCGCACCAATGGGATTTAAATGATTTGAAATTTGATATTGAAAATCTATACAAAACAGATTTGGTTGCACGTGCTGATTATTACACAAAGATGTTTGCAATAGGTGGTTACACTGTGAATGAAATAAGAGAAAAGCTCAATTCAAAATTTCCAGCTACTGGTGGCAACAGGGTATTTATTAACGTGCAGGTGCAGCCCCTAGACAATTTAATTAGTGAACAAAATATAAACAATAACCAAATAGATAATAAAGTAAAATAATGGAAAAAGTATATAAAGAAAAACGTGGCTTTCAAGTGTTTTTGCGTGATGCAGAAGCAGAGGGCGAAACAAAAAAAATAATTTATGGCACACCTATTCTGTTCAATACTGAAAGTATTGATTTAGGGGGCTTCAAAGAAATAATAAGACCTAGTGCTTTTACAGTAGAAGACATAAAACGTTTTGATATTAGGTTAAATTATCAACATAATAGCACTACAATTATTCCTTTAGCACGCTGCAAATTTGGTACTGGCTCAATGACAATTACAGTAGATGAAATTGGTGTGCATTTCGAGACAGAATTAAAAGGCACTGCAACATCAACAGAGGTCTACGAAGCCATACGTGCAGGTGATTTGGATTCAATGAGTTTTCATTTTGGCGTTTGCAAAGGTGATCACAGTTTTAAGCGTAAAGCAGATAGTACAGAATATATACACGAAGTAACAAGATTTGAATGGGTAAAAGATTTTAGCATAGTCAATGAACCAGCATATCTTGAAACTTCAATTACTTCAATTGCATTAGATGAATTCAAACGTGCAGAAAGTGATGCAGCACTAGAACTAGAAAAAGCCAAAGCAGAAGAACAACGATTAGCCAAAGAAGAAGAAGATAAAAAGTACTGGCAGAAATATGATGAACTTCTCGACAAATACAAAAATTTAAATTAATAGAAATAAAAGAAAAAATAATCAGTATTTATTAAAAACGTAACAAATGAAATATACAGAATTAATAGCAAAACGTCTTCAACTAGTAACCGATTTAGAAACAGTAATTAGTGAACCTAAAGAAGCTAAAAGGTCATTAAGTAAATTTGAAGATGTAGAAGTTCTAAGACTTCAAAAAGAAATCGATGCATTAGATGTTGAAATTAATGCTAAAAGATCAGAAAATAAAAATAATAATACAAATAAAACTCAAAACACAATGGAACAATTCAATATTTTAAAAGCAATCAGTGATTACGTAGACGGTAAATCTTTTGATGATACTACAATTGCAATGATTGAAGAAGGAAAAAGAAGTTTTTCTGACGCTAAATTATCTGCAAAAGGTCAGTTAGTAATACCTTTTTCACGTGCTGCACTTGCTAGTGGAACTGCTACAGGTGGTCAAGAACTTGTACCAGAAGACAAATGGAATATGGTAGAACCACTTCGCAACAACTTAGTTGTAGCAAAAGCTGGTGCTAGAATTGTTACTGGTCTTAGTGGTGATGTCTCAATTCCTAAATACGCTGGTTCACAGGTTGGCTGGGCTTTAGAGAATGGTAACGCTGCTGATGGTGCTGGTGCAACATCTGAAATTACAATGCAGCCAAAAAGACTTACTGCATATATCGATGTATCTAAAACACTTTTAGCTCAAACATCATACGATGCACAGCAATTTTTAATTGATGATATTCAAAATGCTATTGCAGCTAAATTGGATGCATCTATAATCAGTGCTTTTTCTGGAAGTACTACACAGCCAAAGGGAGTTTTTGAAGGTGTTTCAACTGCTAGTGGTGCTACTACATACGCTACTGTTGTTGGTCTTGAAGGTTCAATCGATACACAGAATGCACTACAGGGTAAACTTGCATACATCACACACCCTGCAACTAAATCAACTCTTAAAACAACTGCTAAATTGACTAATGGTACTGCCATTATGGAAGGTGAAACAGCTAACGGTTATCCTGTTTATGTTAGTTCAGCAGTTCCAGCCGGAACAGGTCCTTCACACGGTATTGTTTTCGCTAATTGGAATGACTTAGTTATTGGACAATGGGGCGGACTTGACATAGTTATTGACCCTTACACACAGGCAGTAGCAGGTAAAGTAAGACTTATTGTTAATACCAATTTCAACTGGGTAAAAGTTCGTACAGAAAGCTTTGCAGCAAAATATATTGGATAATCTTAATTGATAGACTTTTAAAAGGTGAGTATAACAACTCACCTTTTTTTGTGAAAATAATAACTGATATTTTCAGTATTTATAATAAACAAAATATTATGGCATATATATCACTTTCACAACTAAAGGAACAATTAAATATTGAACAAGAATTTGTTTCTGACGATGGTTATTTAACTCAATTAATTAGCGTGTCGGAATTAGCAATTGATAATTATTGCAATGCTGGCTTAAGTGGTTACACCGCTAATGATATTCCAGTAACTGTACAACAAGCAGCACTGCTATTAGCATCACACTTTTATTTAAATCGCCAAATAGTAAGCTTTGCACAAGGTGTGGAAATACCCTATACTTTTCAATTCTTATTGAATCCGTACAAAAATTATGTAATACAATAAAATCACAAAACAATGGGTATAACAGCAGGTAATTTAAGACAGGTAATTAATATACAAAATCTCGTAGCTACTAAAGACAGTTATGGAAGTGATAAAAAGTCATGGCAGAATTTCTTAACACTAAGGGCTGGTGTAAAATATTTAAGTGGTAGTAAAGGAATTGATAATAACGAAATATTTACTCAATACGGTGTAGAATTCATTGTGTATTTCCGTGAAGGAATACTACCAAATATGAGAATTTTATTTGGGTCAAAAGCATATAAAATAAATGCCATATCTGAAATTGGATTTCGTGAGGGATTAATAATAACAACAGAATTAATAAACGAATAAATGATAAATACAATATATAAAGTTGATAGAGGTGATACAGTTGTAATTCCAATTCTTGCTACTATTCCAGCAGGGGCAATAACTACTGCTTATTTGCGCCAAACACCGGAAAGCCCTAGTTATTATGTACTGGTTATTTCCGGTAATAGTGTTATTATTTCATCAAGCATTACAGAAGCACTAGTTGGACACTGGGAATTTGATATTCAAACAGTAATTAATTCCAACACTGAAACAGTACAACACACTGATTTATTTTTTGTCACAGACATAACTAGAAATTATGAAAGTGGAATAACACCACAAACAGACGGTGCAGCTATTGCGGTGACGTATGCCGCACTTAAATCACTTGTTGATACTAGTGCTTTAATTCAGGGTAAAAGCTATTACATAAGCGATTATTGTACTAAACATAATATATATAGTGGAAACACTGTTACGACAACTATAAATACAGGCACTATTGAACCACTATTAGTTCAAGCTATTAGTGCTACAGCTATTGGCACAAGTGCTTTTTCACCTGCTTTTCCCAAAGATATAATTAACTATGACTTTACGCAAAATCTTTGTGAAGACCTTACGACAGCCAGAACAGGTAAAATAATATACAGAAAAGATAGATATGGAAATTCAGCACCTTATGATTTATACGTTGTAAAGCATATGGTATTTCCACTAGTCGCTAGAACTTGGACTAATTCACTTGTTTTTGTTAATGATCAAATATGTGAGTATTTAGGAATTATTTACAAGTGTAAAATAGTTGGTGCTGGTGCTGGTACTACTGAAAGCATAGGTGAAAATCCAATTGCTGGAAAAAATTGGATTCCATATTTAAATAAAAATATTTGGGATTCGTATATATTCGATAAAACATCTATTGCTGGTGATATTGTAGACGCAACAAAAACTTGGGGCACACCTAAATTAGTTTACACGTTTTGTGATGCTAGTGGAACACTACATAATGAATTATTTCGTGGTGTTGAAATTCACGAAAACAATACAGATTTAATCCAATCACAAGTACCAACGACACAGCAAACAAAGCCTTGTGTTTATCCAAGAATTGTTTGCCAAAATACAGTTAGTGGTAAAATATATTCAGGCATTAAATTATCAAAAACGACAAATAATATATTCATTCAAAACAGCTATGATTTATCAATTAATTCTGGATGTCATTCAAACATAATTACCAATAGTTATTCATTGAATCTCGATACTTTTTCAGTGCGTAATATAATTAATTCTTGTAGTAATATTAAAATAGCAATTGGTACAGGTAACGTTATTAACAATAGTTCACTAATGCTTTTCAACGGTGAAACACCAAGTAATTCAATACGTAGAATTGCTGATTGTGTTACAGGTGCTGACTTTTGGGGTAATAATATTCAAAATCTTATTTATAGTCATTTTGCCAATACTACTAAATTAAGTTTTTTCGGTTATTGTACACACTTGAA